TTCAAAATAATGCATTATTTGTCTCCTACTACTCTACCCTCGATATCTAAGTTCGGGTATTTAAGTTCAAATATACTTGGGTCAAGTGATGAGTAAATAATTCCATCTTTTGTTGCAGATTGTAAATCATAGACATGTCCACTATATCCACTCTCAGTTCTCCACTTATTCTCAACAACAACCATTTGTTTCTGTGGATTATCATCTTCAGGTGGAACAACACTTGCTACACCATCAACTAAAGATATCACATAAGCAATATCACTTAAAATTATTGGTTGATTGATTTGCCATTTAGTTATATCAAAATGATTCTTTACCGCATCAATACATTTAAGTAAAACTGCATTTTTGTTATGTCCTCTCTGAGTTATGATTGAGAATCTACACCCAATATTAATTGTGTAACCATCTTTAATATTTATTGCATCTGTTAATACTCTGTATTGAGATAAATAAACTCTAAGGTTTTGTTTAACCGCATCATTTAATGCAACTAATTTTTTAGTTCTATCATAACCCAACACATACATATTCAATGCTAATGGATTGGGTATTGTTGTTATATTTTTTTCTTTTTTAATCTTACCATCTTTTATAATTGTCTGTGTATTTTGTTCTAATTGTTCATCTTGTACAATATGTACTTTAGCAATGTTACCATACTTTTGTGGTAATGAATAAACTCTTGTAATATAATCCTCTTTAGTAACTGCTCTATTTTGTGAATTAAAATATGCTAAAGCATTTTGTCTAATTTCTTCAGGTGATTCTCCACCACTTCCACCAGTAGCAGGTTCTTTGTTTGTAATACTAATACTATCTTTTGTTTCACCAACTTTATCAGAATCTAATCCCTCTTCATTTAATGTAGTGGAAAGACTATCATTATTTTTTAATTCATTAGTAAGAATATTATCTTCTATTGCTCCACCATATGTGTAAGTTATAGTCAATGTAATATTACTTGGTGCTTGTCCAAATGCTTTTGTTTTTAAAAAATTACTTGGGTCAAATGATGCATCAAGTTTACTAACACCAGTTCCTAATGATGAACCAACATTATCTGGATTTGGAATTATTTCTTCATCTGCATTTGTTGATGTTCCTGCACCAAATCGTAATTCTGATTTACCATCACTTCTCGTGTAGGTTGTAAATCTATTTGCAGTTTTAATTAACTTCAACATATAAGGTGCATCTGCTGCATTAGCAGATACATCAGGTGTGGTTGTTGCATTATTTTCGGTTGATGCAAAGACTGTATCTTGTGCTAAGAAAGGAACTTCGTACCAAGTATTTCCATCATCATCAACAACACTTAAAATTTGTATTACCTTTTCTTTACTTAAAATAACTTTGTCAAATTTAATTCCTGCACCGAATGTAAAATTCTCAGTAGTTTTTGTACCAGATTCTAATAAACATTTTTTAGTTAATGTAAAGTGTGTTGGTGTATCTGAATCATATTGTGATATTTTTTCTACTCGTGAATCAAGTGATGATGATGTTTTAAAATTAACATCATCTAATAATCTAAAAGTTCTTCCACTTTTGGATGAAAATATACTATCTGCATTTACCATTAATGCATAATCTAAATCAGGTGTTACACTTGTACCATCATCTTCTGCTGGTACTTCAATTGTTATCTCACTAAGTACTGATGCTGGATGAGATAGTTTTGGTTTATATCCAAATGATTGTGCAATTTTATAAATATTCTTTGTTTCTTCTGCAGCGTGTAATAAGGTTTCTCTGTATTGAGTGTCGATATAAAATGATAAAGTATCCCCAACATAACTTGCCATTTCAATAAACATCATACCTGGTGATGATTCGTTAAAATCATTGTATGCTGTAGGATAATATGATTTGGCGTATTCTAATAGATTAGCTCTAATAGTAGAAAACTCTCTACCAATATATCTAATATCTCTTTTTTCTTTTTTCTTATTTAGACCATAATCTACATCATTAGCCATTTTACTCTCCTGCGTTAAAATTAAAAGTTATTGTTTCAGGTGAATCTGGGTCATCAACTGTCACAATAAATTCTAATGTAACTACTATTTGGTTTGGGTTTGCTTCATCTTGTACCACAAAAACATTTTGTGCTTTTATATAAGGTAACCATTGTTCTAATGCTTCGTGTATAGTTTCTTCAATACTATCACTTAATTCTGGCCCAACTTGTTCAAATATTAATGCTGGTAAATTACTACCAAAATCTGGTTGACCAACTCGCTCACCTTTCATAGTTAATAAAAGATTTTTTATATTTGAAAATGCTTGTTCCTTGACTGTTTTTGCTCTTGGAAAAAATCCTACATTATCACCTTGATAAGTTAATGGAAATGTACAACCGAAGAAAGAATCTTCATCCTCATTAATCTGTTGGACAGATGGATTATTCGTTAGGTTGACATTTTCAGGCATTATCTTTTACTCTTCATCTTATCGTGTTTCATTAAAGCACTATAATCTTTTGTTAGGGCATCTACTACACTCTCAGGTACTTGGTCTGAACTAACTCCAGCTTCTTTCATTGTTTGTACCGCTGCAACTTTTCTTGCAGTTTCTTTATCACCACCAAATCCAGCATCTGCATATCCTAATAGTTCTGCTGCTCTACTTGAATCAAAAGCTCCTCCACCCATTGTTGGATATTCATCCGTTTCCATATTAGCAGTTTCATTAAGAATACTATTTAGAGATTCATTAGATGTATATTGTTTAACAACTGGTTTCTTCTTTACGATTTTTCGAACCTTTTTCTTCGCGATTGGTGCGGTTGATTTGAGAGTAGTACTTCTTTTAGTCTTTAAGCTATTTATTCCCTCATTAATAAATATCTGTTTGACCTCTTTTTGTACTTCTATTCGTACTACTTCTTGTATTATTTTTACTAATTGCTTTTTAGTCATTTCTAACTCCTTTATCCTGGTACATTATAACCTGCAAATGGTAAAGGTGATGGTGCTGCTGGAAACAGTCCACTCACCTGACCTAAGTGCGTTTTAAAACTTTTTATTAATTGTTCTACAAAATCATCAACATCTTTATTTGCTGCTCCCAAAGGAACATATGCTGCAGTTATTCCTGGAACTATTACAGTCGCTCCTGCTGCAGTAACTCCACCCAACCAATACAATTTTAAACCTGTATCGAGTTGTAGTGGAAATGGTGTTACTCCGTAAGATTTAAAAGCAATTTTTAACATTGCTTCTAATGCTGCAACATTACCACTTGCTAATGGTGCGGGTGGTGCTGCTCCTACAGTCATTCCAAGTTTAATACACTTATCATATGATTCAGCAATTACTTTTGCCATATCATCTCCTGCATCTAAACCCTTTTTATACTCAGCTTTAAATATATCCCAACTCATAATTTCCTCTAAAAACTATTCCATTTGACTTAATTTTATTAAATATTCTTGTTGCTTCATTGCCATATCAAATGTAAGTGAATCCATTTTATTTTTATGTTTCATCTCATTGATAAGTTCTTCTTGTCGTAACTTCTCTACTTGAAGTTCAATTCTTAAATACTCTTCTTGTGCTTGTAATTTATTTTCTAAATCTGAAACTCTATTTTCCATAGTTTTATATGTCCCACCAATACCACCTAAAGCAGTTATCGTACTCAAGATAACTTTAATAGTATCATTCTTCATTACTCTACCAAATTCTTAGGACTCTTTATTTGTGAGAGTGTTGATTTTAAACTAGCTAATAATCCTGCACCAGGTCCAACTACTACTGGCCCTGTCGGTGCTAACAAACCAGTCTCAATTAATGTTAGTATATCATTTAACTTACTTTCTAATATCGCACCTAACACTAATGGTTCTGATGCTTCAACACTTCCTATCTTGGTAGTATCTGCTTCTATCACAACTTCCTTTGGTGCACAAATAGAAATATTATTATTACTACCAAAAACTATATCCCCACCATTCTTTGTATTAAAAATAATTCTATCTGAACTAAGTAATATATTTTTTCCCTCATATGGTGGTGGTGATAATTTACTTTCTATACCAGGTGTAAATGTTAATGGTTGATTTGTGGTTATGTAAACACTCGAACCATCTGTATCAATTTTTTCTTCTACTGGTTGTTTTGGATTTGGAAAATCATCTTTTGATTGTCCAGCATTTAAAATAATATTTGGTGAATCTTGATTATCATTTTTTATATCACTACCAATTCTAATAGTGTTTCCAAACCTACCCTCAATTAAAACATCACCCTCTTGTGGTAATAATCTTCTTACATCTTGCGTTGGTTCTAAATAGTAACCAACTTTTACACCTGTATCATCTTGTTCGTTTGCAGTATCGATATTATCAGATACTAAAGTATCTTTTGATTTACCTTTACTTAATCCGTGTTGTGTATTAAAATTGGGATTACCAAAAAAATTTACTTGTGTTGTATAGAATAATTGTCCAAGATATTTTACACCAATTACAATTTCACCAATCACTGGTGTAGTTTGTATATTTGGATTTAATGGTTTGTAATCACTTAACTTATCAATGTTTTTTCCAGTCTCTGAAATTACTAACCTACCCTTAACTCCACCAAGATAAGTATAATCAGGCCCATCACTTCCTTGTGGGAAAGAGTTTTTTGTATCATCTAAATGTACCTCTAATACTTCTAAAGGTTCTAATTCATAAAACTGACCAGGTTCATCTGATATTTCTTTTATTAATCTTAATGTAGATTCAACATTTTGTACTCTATTACCCGTTATTGGACCAGATTTAGTTCCACTTTTAGGTTTGATATTGTATGACATTAGCTATCTAATTTTGCAGTTATGTTATCCGAATGGTCTTGAAGTTCTTCGACCGTGCTTTGAATGTTATTCATTAATTGTTCTTTTTCTCTATCACTCAACATAAAGTTATCATCATCATCACCCTTATTACCAGCAGTTGCCATTCTCTGTACAATGGTTGCCAACTTAACAAGTTGTTCATCATTCTTTACATTGATTTCTAAATACTCTTTCAACATAGGAATTATTTGTACGGCCGTATCGCCATCCTTGATAAACCCAACCACCTCTTTCATCAGTACTTCTAACTGAGTCTTGTTCTTGTTTGAGTTATCATAAATGTCTTTAAATACATCTGATAAGGTTTTACCCTCGAAAACTTCGAAATCTATCGCCATAATTTTACCTATATTGTTACAATAATAAATATCAAATTCTTAAAAAATTGGTGTATATAAATATATATGAATCAATTTTTCCTAATATATACAATAGTTATTATTTGTCGGTAAATAAAACTCCGACTAAATTGATTAACTAACGGGAGATATAACCATATGAAGGAAATCATAACACTCGTAAAAGGATACGCAGATGACTTAGCTCAACTGATGTTATCGCTGGTAGCCATTGGTGCGGTTTCTGAAATTATATTCGGAAGCGGTATCTTCGGCGTTAATGTTATTGGTAACCTAACAGCAATTATTAATAATTTCGGCGAATCTGGTTTCGCTGGATTAGTCGCATTATTGGTGTTGGTGGGTTTATTCCGTAAGTAGTACTATATCGGATGACTAAATAAAGGGGGAGCTTATCCGAGTTCCCCCTTTTTAATTTATAAGAGATAAGGTTTTTTTAGCATTAAATCTACCAGCTTTAGGCCAACCATTTACAGCACCATCACTTTCACCTGGTGTTTTAATCCAAAGATAAGCATCACACTTTCTTGAATTAGTTCTGATAGTAGGTTCTTCACCAAGTTTCATATCTTGTGGATTGAATGTTTCCCAAACCTCGTTACCATTTCTTGATGTATCTATAACATAATTTAAATTTGTTTCTTCAGATATTTTATCACCATATCGTAAACACTTATCTGTTGTTACGAAATTACTCACATTAATAGAAAAACCCTTTATATCACCTTTGTTAAATAAATTAAGATAAGTTGCAGCATCTGTTTTCTTTAACCAATTTGGATGTCCAATATCAAGATATACTTGTGCATTGGTATTTGATAATAAACCTAAAGCTTTTTTAATCAACCTTGTACGATTAGTTCGTTGAAAGAAATTCATCTTTCTCATATGTGGAATTGCATCTGGTTCAAAAATAATTATTGGTTTAAAATTTCCAATACCTAAAGCAATATCACCAACATATTTTAGATATTGTTTTTCTGTTAAACCACCCTTTGAATGTCCACCCATATCTCTACCAGGTATAGCATATAAAACTATAACTGGTTGAGCTGGATGTGCTCTTCTACACAATCTTCGAATACTATGAGTTAACTTTCTACCAAGTTTTGGTTTCTTAGGATTCCTTGTTAACCAAAAAGAATTTGGATATGATGTAATAGCTTTTAACTCTGGATATTTATCGGTATTGTTTTTCCGATAATTCCAATCTTGTTGATATAACTTCACTCAAACCAACTACCAGTTCGTTTAGTATCAACCGAGCCAGTAGTTAAATATGCCTTGTGTAAATTGTTATGATGTTTCTTCATCACATTAATTACACGAGTTATGTGTTGTGTATTAGAACCAGTCATTTCACGAATAAGAATGTATAATGCTTTCTTATTAAAGTTATCGATATTATGTCTCATATCAATTAACTCTACTACCGAATTAGCAACATCCAAATCTTTCTTTCGTTTAAAGACTGTAGTTAAATTATTTCTCCAATAATCAGCAAGTTGTTCGATGTACTCCATCTTCATACTACGAGATTCTTTACCACGAAGTTCTGTGACTGGGTCTCTTTTATAATCCATCACATCCTCACTATCGTGTTGTTTCATCTTCTTGTAATTATTGTTGTTGTGTAGAATCAAATAGTTCTTAGCAACAATACTGAAATAACTAAATGCCTTTCCCTTACCCTCAGCAAATTTGTGAATATTCATATATAAGAATGAAACCACTTCGTGTTTAACATCCTCACTTGGAACATCAAAGTAATAAAACTTAAATGTATGAATTATATTCTCAGCAAGTTTCTCAAATGGTGTACGAATATGTTCATTATAAATTCGTTCTTTCATATGAGCACGAGTTTCTTTATTCAAGCGAATGATTGCATCTTCAGTTCCTTGATGAAAGTAATATCGTGGTGAACCCTTTTTTGCTTTTCTTGGCATTATATATCCTCTTCTGTTATTTTGTTTAAATCATTGACAGTGTCTTTAATTGCTGTAAAGACTGTTCCGATTTCATCATCGGATTTGAACTTACCCTCTGAATCTAATTCATCAAGTGTTCGTTGTGTTAGAATGATTTGAGCTGAGAAGTTCTCAACCCACTCTTCTAATCTTTCTACTTTTTGTATTTGATTATATGAAGTCCACGCAAGTGTAAAACTTAATATAAAACATACTACTGCAAATATTTCTAATATCATTACTTATCTCCAAATAACTCATTAAATAAATCTTTTGGTGATTCACCCGTGAGTTTAGTTTCTACTTCTGACTTAACGGCATCTTTGATATTACCTACTGATTTAAGAACTCGTTTAGTCTCTTTTTTATCTCCACGCTTCCACTCATCCGATTCGATAAATGTTGCCATCATATCTGCTTGGTGTAGTATTCGTGATATATGACTTCTCAATCCAGTCTCTGGTAAGAAGGTCATTAAATATTTTTTATTTGCATCTTCATACATTCCATCTGTTAACATCAATCCCATATATTCATTTTCTGTTAAAGGTATTTGGAAGTGTTGTAATAAATAAAATGCTCTATCTGTTACTGTCATATAAGGTAACTCTGGATTATGTGTATAAATCTTACCTTGATTCTTACGATGCCAATCTGATTCATTTGGTATATAGTAATCGTGTTCTAAATTACCTACCTTACCTAAATCGTGATGTAATGCAGCAAAGATTAATTCTTCATCCGTGAAGTTAATGTCTGCTCCCTTTTCTTCCCACAACTTTTTTACTGATTGTGAAAAATCTACAATGTGTAAAACATGCTCTACATATCCACCCACCATAGCATTGTGATAATGTTCTTTTGCACTTGCTGGTGCTAACATCATTCTATCTTCAAAATAATCATACATCTTATTTAATTTCTCTAGTCTCTCACCAGAGAAAGTCATCGTAATAATATTTCGAAGAGTTTTATAGTTCTCTTGTATTTTTTCTGCTGATAAACTTTTCATATTGTTTCTAAATCTCCAATTTAATATGACCATAATATAAGGCTTTTTGCCTATACAAGTCAAGTGTTTTTTTTATTTTATTGAATTTAAATAAGAACCACCAATGTTCCAAAATAAAGTTTTCCCTTTAAGTTTCTGTATATTATCCTCTAACCAATACCATTGTTTCTTGTCCCAAAATTCATTACAATCAAATGGTACTTTATAATCATCCATCATATCATCAAATGCATATGGTGATTTTTCGAGTATTATATTTTTCAAATCACCAGCGTGATTCTCATTTAAAATCTTTTTTGTTGATGAGAATGCACTCATCGTAATAGAATAAACTTTTCTTGATTCGTTATTTAACTTCCACCAATCATCTCCGTACTCTAAAAATTCTTTTATTAATCCACTTGCAGTAACACCACTACCAATACTAACTACAAGGTTATCATATTCCCTATCTTTTAAAACTTCTCTCATTCTTGCCCCCATATAACTAATGTATGCGGGATGATTGAATGCGTATGGTAATTGTTGCCAACCATTTTCTTTTGCTTGTGTGTTTAATTTGTTTTGCATAAACGCCATCATATTAGGTCTCATCGGATGTAACTTACCACCATTACCCTCTACTCGTTCTAACAATACTTGTGGAAACTTTTGTGTATCTGGATAAGCAGAAATAAATTCTATACCATACTCTTTACACAACTTACTTAATGTCCATCCAGTCCAACTTCCATAAACTGATAAGTGAGTTAGTGGTTTTGATTTATCAATATCATCACTCTCTAATATTTTTCTTATACCCTCTATCTTTGCCCATCGTGGAAAGTTAACTCCATCACCAACTAAATCATCTCTCTTGACATCAACATCGATACCATTTAATGTATAAGTTTCTATTGGTGTTTGTATTATATCCATTTCCCAAATCCATTTTCAGTGCCAGATAAAGTATCTCTCATACCTTTATGTTTGAAACCAAATATTCTTTCAAAGTTATCTCCGATACAATGAAATAGTTTTTTTCTATTTTTAAAATTTATATCTGTATCATTTAGAATTACATCTTCTATATACTCTTTGAAGTTTGTTCCTTTTTGAAATGCTCGTTTCTCTTGGTCACATACCTCATCTGGTAAGTGTCCACGAAATGCTTCAGCAAGTGGTTTCTTCCATTGGTTTCCACTATTATCTAATACTGGTTGTGTAAGGTTAGTAGTGTAATCTAAAAA